ATGGAATTCTTTTATGTGGTTAAAGCCACTCAGAAATCCGGAAAGCAAGATGCAGTGATTTGGTTCACTGCTAAAACCGAGGCTCGCGCCAACCTGCAGCTGGATGTTGCACTGGAAGATGCTGGCATCGAAACGGGTCGCGGTAAGGACTACGCCAAACCGATTCGCACTGATTTCCCGGTTGTTGATGACCTTCCGGAAGAAGGTGAAGTTGATTTCACTTGGTGTGATCGTTATGAACTGGCCGAAGACCAGCGCACCTGGAATGTTAAACAACAGGCTGAAGATGAGTCTGTCGACGACGCAGATATTGAAGACAGCACCGCAGAAGAATCTCAGCAGTCAGAGCAGCCGAACCTGATCGTCGTTGCCACCCTGCCATTCCGTCAGCGCGTACTGGCTCAGTTCATCGGTGATGGTGAATATCTCTATCACGTCGACGCTGGGCAGAAAAACGAGATTGTCCGCCTTGAGATGGACACGGATGACACGTACATCCAGAACCTGCTGCTAGCTGCTGAGAATGTGGAAGCATTCAAAAAAGCGATTGAACACGATATTCATAAAGTCGTGAATGCCGTTAAGAAAGTCTTCCCTGTCGATGGAAAAATCCCTGAACTCGCAACCTTAATCCAGTTTTTGAAATTGTGGTTCGCTACAGATCACATCGACCACGGTATCCTCGTTCGCGAATGGGCCGCCGGTAATCGCATCAGTAGTGTGCAGCGTACTGATTCCGGCACTAATGCCGACGGCGGTTACGTCACTGACCGTGGACCTGACGCACACCACACACTGGACACTCTCGATTTAGAGATTGCGTGTGCCCTTCTGCCTATGGACTTCAACCACTTCGAAATTCCGGGCAGCATTCTTCGTCGCGCTAAAGAAATCGTGACCAAAAAAGAAGAACCATGGAAATCATGGAGCAACATCCTGCGCAATCAGCCAGGCGTTCTAGGTGTTAACCGCACGGCTATTTTTAACCTGGTACGTATCGCACCGGAAAATATTCATTTAACTCCTGTCGCTCACCTGGAATTTGTTAACCAGACCATGACAGCCGCGTTCAATTCCGCGGTCGAGTTATTGCCGTTGCATGAGGCTGAACCCGCAGCACAGGAAATTTCCCAACCTGAAAGCAAGGTGTTTCCGCGTAAATCCTTCTGCACTCACGAAGAGAACCTGCAACGCGTGCGTGAAGAAGGAGCACGCCGCCGCGCAGAGGAAGCGGCGGCACAACCGCAGAAAGTCGAACAAGAACTGGTTAGAAATGTCGGTAACGGGATATTCGACGTTACAGCTTTGCTGCAGAACTCAGCAACTCATGGCACGAAAAAGGCTACGGAGACCACCAGCAATGTGCAGATGGAAGAAACTGTCAGTGATGAAGAACAGGCTGGTGATAAAGTGCAGTCAGGCGAAAGCAGTCTGGAAACTGGTGAAGAGTCACATACCGGCCAGCAAGCCGATGTGAAACAAAAACCGGAAAATGCGCATCAGAATGATGAATATGCGCATCAAAACACCCAAAAAGTGAATCAAACCGAGCCAGAAGCGCAATCTGACGAACCAGCTGTTGTGTATCCCGCCTACTTCGAGCCAGGCCGCTATGAAGGTCTGCCGAACGAGGTTTATCACGCTGCGAACGGGATCAGCAGCACACAGGTGAAAGATGCCCGCGTCAGCCTGATGTACTTTAATGCGCGCCACGTCGCCAAAACGATCACCAAAGAGCGTTCTCCGGTACTGGATATGGGTAACCTCGTGCACGGACTGGCGTTGCAGCCAGAGCAGCTTGATGAAGAGTTCAGCGTTGAACCGGTGATCCCGGAAGGCGCGTTCAGCACAACGGCAACAATCCGCGCGTTTATCGATGAGTACAACGCCAGCCTGCCAGCGCAATTGAGCACCGACGACATCAAAGCGTTGCTGGAAGAATACAACGCCACCCTGCCTGCTCAGGTGCCACTGGGTGGTTCAGTCGAGGAAACTGGCCAGAGCTACATGTCGCTGCCAGAAGAGTACCAACGGATCGAAGCGGACCAGAAGCAGACCGCAGCGGCGATGAAAGCCTGCATCAAGGAATACAACGCCACCCTGCCTGCTCAGGTGAAAACCAGCGGTGGTCGTGATGCGTTACTCGAGCAACTGGCAATCATCAATCCCGACCTGGTGGCGCAGGAAGCGCAGAAGCCGCAACCGCTGAAAGTGTCCGGTACCAAAGCGGATCTGATTCAGACCGTGAAGTCTGTTAACCCGGACGCCGTCTTTGCCGACGAACTGCTGGATGCGTGGCGCGAGAATCCGCAAGGGAAAGTACTGGTCACCCGTCAGCAACTGAGCACCGCGCTGGCTATTCAGTCGGCATTACTGGCACACCCAACCGCCGGGATGCTGCTTCAGCATCCGAGCCGCGCTGTTGAGGTGAGCTACTTTGGCTTTGATGACGAAACCGGTCTGGAAGTCCGCGTTCGTCCTGATCTGGAGATCGACCTGGACGGCGTTCGCATCGGTGCCGACCTGAAAACCATCAGCATGTGGAACATTAAACAGGAAGGTTTGCGCGCCAAACTGCACCGGGAAATCATCGACCGTGATTACCACCTGAGCGCCGCCATGTATTGCGAGACCGCGGCACTGGACCAGTTCTTCTGGATTTTCGTCAACAAAGACGAGAACTACCACTGGATTGCCATCATCGAGGCATCCGCCGAACTTCTGGAGCTGGGCATGCTCGAGTACCGCAAGGCGATGCGTGCTATCGCTACCGGCTTTGACACTGGCGAGTGGCCAGCGCCAATCACCGCTGATTACACCGACGAACTGAACGACTTCGACCTGCGCCGCCTTGAAGCGCTACGTCTGGCTTAATGGAGGATTTGACCATGCAAAATACCAACATCATTACGACCGAGCAGGCACCAAACACCATTTCCGCCAGCAACGCTGTGTTCAACGTGCAAGCACTCGGCCAGCTTACTTCGTTCGCTGAATTGATGGCTCAGTCTGCCGTCACCGTCCCCAAACACCTGGCGGGGAAACCCGCCGACTGTATGGCGATCGTCATGCAGGCTATGCAATGGGGAATGAACCCATATGCAGTTGCCCAGAAAACGCATCTGGTCAACGGCGTTCTGGGTTACGAAGCGCAACTGGTCAACGCAGTAATCTCCAGCTCCAGTGCCATCGTGGGTCGCTTCCATTACGAATACGGCGGTGACTGGGAGAAGATCGCCGGCAAAAAAGACGGCCGCGATGAATTAGGCCTGTTTATCCGGGTTGGCGCCGTACTTCGCGGAGAAGAAGAAATAACCTGGGGTGAACCAATCTACCTGGCAGATATCACCACACGTAACTCTCCATTGTGGAAAACAGCGCCGAAGCAGCAGATCGCTTATCTGGCAGTGAAGTACTGGGCGCGCTTGTACTGCCCAGAAGTCATCCTTGGCGTCTACAGCCCAGATGAAGTTGAACCGCGCACTGAGAAAGAGATTAACCCGGCACCGCAACGCGTTAGCCTGGCAGATATTTCAGGTGACACCGTCACAACCACGCAAAGCGCACACGAATCGTCGGTAAATATCGACGCTCTTGCCGATGATTTCCGCGAGCGCATCGAGGCAGCACAGGATGTTGATAGCGCCAAAGCACTGCGTGCTGATATCGAAAGCGCGAAGGCCACGCTCGGATCTGCCCTGTTCACTGAACTGAAAAATAAGGCAGTCAAACGTTATTACCTGGTTGATTCACGTAACAAGGTCGAAGCCGCGATCAACTCCCTGCCATCTCCGGACGAACCGGATGCAGCAGCGCGTTTCGGTGAAGTTGAGCGAGTTCTTGCGGCGGCCAAGCGTCACCTGGGCGACGAGCTGCACGACCAGTTCAGCATCACCCTGGCAGATATGAAACCGGAATACGTGGGCTAAGGGAGGCGGGAGGGTTCGCCCTCCTGGTAAAGAAATGAGTAAATCATTAAATGCACGTTGCATCCGTCGCTGGGAAGTCGAATTTAAACCGCTCTGCGATTCGAAATATAGCCAGTATTGGCGTAAGCGCGACCTGTGGGGTTACATCCGCAAGGCGGCACTGACCACCGCTGATTGCATGGTCGAGCGTATAGCTGAGGATAATGCGATGGTAGATTTTCAGGGGGCTAATCGAGGATGGTCGCCGGAGTTTTCTGCCTGGTATCACGAACGCCGCGAACAGTATCTCAAAGAGGCGCGTGACTATCTGAACGAAGACGCCACCAATGACGAGGTTGACGAGGAAATCCAGAACGAACTGGAGGCCTGGAATGACTGAGCGCGGAATGATTTTTAACAGTGAGATGGTTCGCGCCATTCTCGACGGTCGCAAAACGCAGACGCGGCGCCCGATTAAGTTCCCATTCAAAGATCGCAATCTTGGCTGTGAATTATCCGGCAACGAACTCGCTGGGGAGCTGTCTGCCAGAAACTATTTGAACAGTCCGTTTGGTAAGCCGGGTGATCGCATCTGGGTGCGCGAGACGTTTCAAGGGCCATTATTCGATTTCGATCAGATGGACGCCTATTGCAAAGACTCCACACCATTTGAGAAAGCTCAGTTCTGCGTTTACAAGGCCGATGGCAAGCCTGCACCAGAGTTTTTCGATGCCGACGATAATCTGCATTGCTGCTGGCGTCCATCCATTCACATGCCGCGCTGGGCCAGCCGTATCACGCTGGAGATTACCGACGTTCGCGTTGAGCGCTTGAACGCAATTACTGAATCCGACGCCGAAGCTGAGGGAATAACTTATACCGGGTTTGGTGATTTACTGGTCGATGGTTACCGCTATCTATGGAAGTCCATTTACGGCGATGACAGTTGGCAGGTTAACCCGTGGGTGTGGGTTATTGAGTTTAAGCGTATCGGAGGCGATGGGCATGCGACTGATTAACCGAGGGAATCAACAATCCCCGTTAGCGCGTCAGGCATGCGACATCGCACTAGCCACTCATCACGAACGCTACGGCGACTACGGGCGCAGCAAGATGAAAGAGACGTACACGGTGAGAGTTGAAGGTGTGAAGGTCTGGGTGGAGGTAGTGAACCGTAAGGCTAGCTACGTGGCCACGGCGATGACAGGTATGCGCCGGTTGCGCGCGTTGCCGGGTCAGGTGAGTTGATAACGATATTTCAATAACAGTTTTCCGGCAGCTCTATAATAAGTTGCCGGGAGCCGGAGGTAGTATGGCCAAGCTTCTTAATCTGCTGGAATGGGCGAATTCAACTTATTCAACCCCACCGTCTCTTTCAACACTTCGCCGCTGGGCGCGGGAGGGGCGTATTTACCCTGCTCCGGAACTTCACGGCAAAGAATATAAGGTTCAGCCTGATGCCATCTATGTGGATCCGAGCAAAAAGAACCTTCGTCCCAAAGCAAAACGCATACCGCTGCCAACTGGTGGCACTCTACTGGAGAGACTGACTCATGGCGAAAAGGCCAGTTCGTTACGACGCTAACCTGCCCCGTAACCTGACCTATCGTAAAAGAGACAGGCTTTATAGCTGGCGAAACCCGATTACCGGTCAAGAGTTATCTCTTGGCCGGATCGACAGAAAGGACGCCATTTCTCAGGCCATCGAAGCCAATAACTACATCGAACAGAATTACCTTCCGTCAGCGCTGCTGGACCGCATAAAGGAAACACCAACATTTACGGTGAAAACCTGGCTTGAGCGCTACGAAGTAATTCTTGAGCGAAGAGAATTGAAGCCCAACACGATGAAGGTCAGGCGCAACCAGATCGCCACTATCAGTGATGAATTCGGACGTATGCCGCTATCGGCGGTCAGCACTAAGGATATATCTACTTTCCTTGAGAGTTACATACTCTGCGACAAGAAGAGCATGGCTTCCGGACTACGTTCGGTGTTGTTGGATATTTTCAGGGAAGCAATTGTCGAGGGGCATATTGAAAGGAATCCGGCTGAGCCGACAAGAACACCAACACCAAAAGTTAAGCGCGAGCGTCTTCTACTTGAACAGTTCGAGATAATCAGGGAAGCCGCTACCGCTCATTCTGGATGGGCTGCAAATGCATGTGACCTGGCGCTGGTCACCGGGCAGAGAAGAGAGGACGTATCACTGTTCAGATTCAGCGATATCAGGGATGGAAGATTGTTTGTCACGCAGGAAAAGACAGGTCACAAATTGGCGTTGCCACTTGATTTGCGACTGGACTCTGCTGATTTGGTATTGCAGGATGTTATCGACCGTTGTCGTAAAAACAACCCGTCAGACTTCATGCTTTATTCTGCGGTAAGGCGTGGTGGCCGGAAGCCAGGTCCGTTAACTCCGGACGGAATCACCCAAGCATTTTCTGATATCAGGGATTCTACAGAGTTAAAGTTTGGCCCCAACCCTCCCCCGTTCCATGAGATCAGGAGCTTGGCGAGCAGGCTCTATGAAAGGGAGCGCGGAGAGGATTTCGCACAGAGACTGCTGGGGCATAAAAATTTAACAATGACCAAAAAATACCTGGACGCACGCGGTGCAGAATATGTTATGGTTTAGACAGGATATGGAAATTTCGAGTAATTTTCGTGGGATTTCGTGAAAGCACCGAAAAAACCCAATGAAAACAGATAGATAAAAAGAGACCGAATACGATTCCTGTATTCGGTCCAGGGAAATGGCTCTTGGGAGAGAGCCGTGCGCTAAAAGTTGGCATTAATGCAGGCTAAGTTACCCTGCCATTTAAGAATAGATGACAGCGCCAGGTTTTCCAGTCCGCGACTAAAGTGGCCTGAAAAAAAGGACGATTGTCACACATCTAAACGTAAAAACCGCAAGTTCTCCTGAGCGAGCCTTGCGGTTTTTTATTGGAAATCAGAACGCTACATCTGACAATTAGCAGAGCTTTTCTGCACGCTCCACAAACGGGGCGAGGCTCATTTTTTCGCCCGGTTTCGCCGGGTCGTCAATCTGGATAATCTCGATCGGCTTCGCCGTAGTTTTCCCACTCTCTACCTGCTGTCTGGCAACATCATTCAATGGGTATTGCACCAGCGTACTGGGATTGATGACATACAGCGCGTTACCAGGACGGCAGGTCAGCATCACCTCTTCCCGATTAAACGCCCACTTATCTTTGCCAACCTCAAAACGGCTGACGGTGATGACCTGTGGCGCAGCCAGCGCGGCCCCTGAACTTGCCAGTAGTAATAACGAGATAATGATTTTTTTCAT